GAAGAATACTTGACATTCTTTTCAAGATGAGTAATACGATGCCAGAGGGTTATATACCGCGTCCCGGAAAAGACCAAACTCTTGAAGCGTACATTTCTGAAGAACTTAGCAAGCATAATCTCACTTTCAACGATGTTTTGAATAATGAGGAAATGATGGCTGAACTTTCGAAAGATGACGCTTTCATGAAGTTGAAAGCTGAATTCGAGAATAAGGACAAACCTGAGGTTGTTGAAGCTTCGTCTAATAAGAAGGAAGAGAAAGTATCTGAACCAAAAGTTGAGGAAAAGAAAGATCCTGAGCCTGAAAAGGACGCTCCCGCACTTGTTGTCGAGGAGGTAGTAATGGATGATGACGACGCTGATGAGGTTGAAAAACCCACCATGGAAGCGCCAAAATCAACTGTTGCCAAGTTGACTGAGACTCAATTTCGTATTGATTCTTCCAATTTGATGTCGAAAATTGATTTCACCATCGCTTACGATAAGCTGATGACTGTTGACAGTTTTGGCGTTGAAGATTTGGTCACCAAATCTCCTTTTTATGCCACGAGGTTGGATAAGCCTCGTCACATGCGTATGGATGAGTTCTGCAATGAATTTATCGAACCAGCTATCCCGTCTGCACTCGGTCATCCCAATTCTGAAGGTTATACTGATATGGTGGGTTTTGATTGGGAGAAGAACCAATACCTCAACCTTTATGAGGAATTGGGACGTCGTTCTGTTGAAGCCATTGAGCTCGACGACGACGCTAACGCAGGTGATGTCATCATTGGCGGAGTTACTTCTTTGTCAATGATCAAGCAGGTAAACGCTATTGTACATGATGCCATACTTCCGAAAGGTCGTCTAGCTTATATCATGGCACAGATGCGGGCAGCTCGCTGTCTTCAGTTTACACGTGTGGCAAACGGGCAGGAAGCAACCCCTGAGGATAAACTCCAGGCCTACATGGATGCGTATATGAACCCAACATATACGCGTGCTCTACGAATCCGAACGCCTGAACCACGTGTTGTCACATACAATAAGGCTATTGACTATGTCATGTACCGCCTTACGCTTAACGCAGACAATGATTTTATTTCACCAATGGTTCAGATATCTGATAGTATCGATGTCGGCAGAGGCGTTAGGTCTCGATCGTATCAGGCAGCTACAACCGTCATGTCTGTGATCGCATCATCACATCGCAACTTAGAACGGCCCATGACCAGCGCGCGTGCACCTGCTAAAGTTATCACTGCGTTTACCGATCTAGTGGCTCCTCCCGCCGCTGAAGCGATGCAAAAGCTTGGTAGCTATTGCCTCGGTGGTAGGCGTGCTGAGCTTACTGTTGACATGACGGATCCAATTCTTCAAAGCACAGATAGTGTATTGGCTCCCATTGCCGCAGCAGCTAACTTGATTCTACTTGATACCAATCGTCTGGGTAATGATATTAAGCGCACACTTGTGTACCGCATGTTGTCACCATTCTACGGTACTGGAACGCGTGCTGAGGTTGACCGTATTAACTTTAACAACATACCTCGCATCGTTCTAACTCCTATCCCAGATAGGCGTGGACTACATGGTCGTCTCGCGAACTTCATTAGGCGACAGTTAACCAAACCAGCATATGGTCGTATGGATAGGAACGACTCACGCATTTGGCGTGCCGATATCCAAACCACGCCAATGCTGCCCTTCGTCCCCGCCGGTGGAATGACACCCCTGAGCATGCACATTGGCGACGAACGACTGGAAAATCAAGCGTATGCGCCACAGGCTAACGAGTTAAAGGTATCACTTATGGACTTCGTAAAGATGTTTGATCTTATGCACGCTAGGCAAGGAAAGGAGACCTATCTTTCGTCGCAATTCAGTGCTATTCTAACGAATGAGAGTTCGTACCTGTACAACTCTATTTCTATGGTTATGCGCACAATGATTCGTGGCTGGGAGTCCTTAGATCTGCTTCCTCCCCTTGATGGAGCAGTCCCAGGTGCATTAGAGATGGATCGTACTGAAGCGTTTGTTCTTCCGTTTACCGGCGCTGTTTCCTTTATTTGCTACGGCATTGAAGATGATGGTCTCGAATACGTGCCTTGGGAGCAGAGGAAGGAAATTCCGATGCCCTCGAGTTTCCCGATGTTACTTGACATGGAAATCCGCGTTGCAAATGAATTGTTGCTTGAAGCAGCAGATCCTGCGGGACGATTTACGCGTTCAGACATGCTAATCAATCAGGATGAATTCATAAACATGGCAGAGTTCATTATGAAGAAATACCTTACATCGATTGATGGCGGTGAATTCGGTACGAGGTATCGTCTTCACTGGTATCTATTTGAGGGTATCAGAATTCATAATCGTACGCTTCAAACTCCTGGAATTGAAGATCTTAAGGTCGCGCGTCGCATCCTTGATGGTGTTAAATACCCTGAGGATATTGCTACGGCCGTGTACATCAAAATCTATGAGTCTGTTAACCCGATTGATCTTGTCAATCCTGACCCTCAACGTTCAGATTACCAAGTTTACATGGAGGAGATCCCCGCTGATGATGAAATTCTGGAGATCAAGGATATCGTTACCTACCGCCGTGAAGATGGTGGTGAGGATTTCAACTTCACGCCGTACTTACATTCTGGTGAAACTTTTAACTTAGATCTTATCCGTAAGCTGGCTAAAAGCATTCCAGGTGATCATAGGTACGTAAAGGTTCCGACCAAGGTTACCGTTAAACCCGTCGAACTTTTAGATAACGTAGATGTTATCGCAGAAGATTTCACTGTTGCGCTTAAATTCAAGAAAGGCGTGAACGAGATGCGTTTCGAAGCAAGTGACATCCCGCTTTATTATAGGTGGGACAAGTTCAACGGCAGATCTCAGTTAACGCTCGATGTTCGTGTATTCCCAGATACAAATGTTCTCCTTGACCATGTCATGGAGAGCGATCCTCGTATGGGATACGCGCCTCAGGTCCTTAACGATGGCACAGTGGGATGGGTATCTACCCTATCTGGCAACGTATATCTCGAAGAAAGGAAAGTATGCCGCAGGGAGGAAGAGGTGCTCAAATCGGGTATCGACCTTCTGATCGACCCCTACGGCGTGTAATTGGCGACCAAGTGTGAAAGTC